GGATACAAAACAATGTGCTCCTCGTCGGGAACTACGGCTTCGGGAATATCTCCCGCAATCCGATCAAGTGCAAGATTCAATGCAGCCCGAATACGATTGTCCAGTGTCGGACCAGTTGAATCCCATGAGCGTAAGGCGAATAATCGATTACGCAAAGCCGCCAACGAAACGTCCATTGTGCCTCCAAAGACGAAGGGGGCGTAACCCGAAAGCCACGCCCCCTAAGTGTATCACGAACATACCTATTAGGAAGGAATGTCGATCCGTGCAATAACGTAACCAGCACCGAAGGTTGCGGAGGCGGACTCTGTTTCCAGAGCGATACCAACGATGTTCTCGCTGTTACCGGCACCATCAGTCCAAGTGTCGACCTCACCCACAGTGTTATCGCCATCAGACGAAAGACGCTCACCAGCAGCAACATCTGCTTGAGCTTGAACGACTGCTGGCCCACTGCAGATAATCCAACCATAAGAGCCAGAAGCAATCGCATGATCGGCTACACCGAGCATATCGTACTTCGACCCCTCACTGCTGTCGTCCTGAACACCTGTGTAGGCATCAGTATCGGCGGTTCGTTTGACCAGATCACCCGCAGCGATTGTACCTGAGGACTTAATAAAGACCCAAGTACGCTCACCCGCAAGCATAAGCTTTTGGGCCGCTGTAGGTGTAGTCGAAACGCTTACACCAGAACCATAGTTGTTGACTTCATCCGCGCTTTGTACACGCTTAGAACCCAAAGCATATGCTTCAAAAGTGAAAACTTCCGAAAAACCTGAACCAACTGTGGTTGATGAAGATTGTTCTGCAGATTTAAAGGTGTTTGACATGATGTACCTCCTTAGACCGCGCCGCCAGAAACCACGCCCTGAGCCACCAATTTGGTGCAGATCATGTTTCCTTGCATTGCGAAGATTGCAGTTACAACATCTTGGTCACCAACGCGCTCCTTGAACTCACTGATGTTCGGTGCTTCAAGCATCGGGAACTCAATGTAGTCAGTGTTGAGCATGTAGGTGATACCGTCAGCAGCGACACCGGAGAACACAGACGTATCGCTACGATCCAAGTCGATGGAAGAAGTAACAGAAGCGATACCCATGGAAAGTCCCAGGGTGTTGCTCTTGTCAATCTTGTCATCAACAAGGGTCACGCGAACGTTGTCCCGTCGGCTATCTTCGAAGTTGGTGTAGGTGTCATCATCCATGATCACAAGATCAGGACCCTTACCTACGCCACCAGCGTAATGAGAGCATTGACGGTACGTCTTACGCAGTTGCGTAATACCGTTGGCACCAAACGACGAGATGTCATTGTATTGGTTGAAGTGGAAGTAGCTGCTGCTCTTGGCCACCGCTTGAACAGTATCGGTCTGAGCAGTAGTAGCCTCAAAGTCAAGAAGACCATTGGTTACACCTGTTCCGATACCAGAACCAAACTGACCGTTAAGAGTAAGCAGACCGTACAGTTCCGATGAGGCAAACGCCAAACCACGGCTGGCACCAGTAAGGAGATACTTGTTCAAGTCCGCCTTAGCTGCTTCCATCGAGGTCTGAGGATATTCCTCAATAAGTCGGATGACGGCAAGTTTTCCGCTGTTCTGGTTAAGTTCACGCTTGGGAATGTTGATAGCCATAACCATACGGTGCGGCTCAACTTCGAACTTACGGATTTGTTGACGTCGGGTCATGTTCAGTAGCTCGTCGCCGACATAGACACCAACACCACGAGCGGGCGCACCACCGGAGAAGGAACGTTCAATCTTCGTTCCGCCTTCCATTGGCATGCGAGCCTTGGAGTTAAGTGCTTCGAACAACTCATTGCTACGAACAAACGAATTTACCAGAGGTCCACGGAGATCCGCGAACGTAGTATTCAGTAATTCAGTACTGATAGACATTTTGTTCTCACTGAGAGGGTTAAAAAAACTTTGTTCTCGCCTGCCCGCGATGCTTTTGTCAGACCGAACCGGCTACCTGACACATCTATTTGGGTGCAATATTTGTATACATCACGTAAACAAATGCTGCAAGGTGCTTATTCGGCATAAAACAAATAACATGATACCATTACCGTTATGGCAACAGCAGTAAATAAGAAAAAGGCACAGAGAAAAAATGTGACAACGGGGGGCGCAGAGTTCGCCACCGCACCGGGCATACACGAAGGAAAAGTACGAGCACTGTTCTCAACTCCGGATGCATTTGTATCCATGTGCCAGATCGTCAGAGAAGACGAATCTACGGGATACATGGAGCCAACACATACGCAAAAGAAACTGCTGAGAGCCTACGACGAGAACCGATGGCTTATGGTCAACAAGTTTCGTCAGGCAAAAATTACGACGGTTTCCGTCATGTTGCTGCTCAGAGATTGCATGTACCTCAGCGGCGTCAAGGGCCTGCTTATTGCAGAACGTCAAGACACGGCAGAAGACATCTTTGAACGCATACTATTTGCCTACAACAGATTGCCAGATGACGTAAAAATGCCGCTGACTCCAGGAAAAAAAGCTGGCGCAACACAGATGCAATTCATTCATGGTGGGGGCATTAAAGTATTGACGGCAGGCGGGCGCTCCCCTGCTATTGGTCGATCAATTGATCGATTGGTCATCACAGAATTCGGTGAGGCCCAGTGGCAACGCAAGGCTGCGATTAATATTTTCCCAACAGTAAACAAACGGCCCAACGCAAAAGTCATACTCGAGTCCACGCCAGGGCGAGCAGGAAGCCACCACGAACAAATGTGGCGATCAGCGTTAGAAGGCTCCAGTCGATTTACACCACTGTTCCTCGAATGGTGGGAAGATGAAAGCTGCAGAGAGATCGATGACTCTTTCGCGGCAACGTCCGCAGAGAAAGAGTACATGTCTCGCCACGACGGCATGTCGATACATAATCTCGCATTTCGACGACGCGGATTAAACACTGAGTTTGTCGGTGACACACGACTGTTCTCGTGCAAATACCCATCAGACGCGTACGATGGTTGGCTGGGAACAACAAATCCCGTCATGCCCGCTGAGATTCTTAAGCCTTGGCTCGAAAAAGCAAAGAAAGACCCCGACATCGGAGCTTACGCTTGTCACGAGTTTGAACCGCCAAAGCCCGGTCACAAGTATTTGATTACCGCTGACCCCGCAGGATTTGGTAGTACCGGTGATAAGTCTGCTCTGACTGTATGGGACGCAACAGACCGAAGAGAGATTGCGTTCTGGGAAGACCGAGAGTCGCCAGATCGATTCGCACAACGGCTAAAAATCGTACAGAAACGATACTTAGGGGCACTTCTTGCCGTCGAATCAAATGCTACAGCGTGTATTGCTATTCTTAAAGATCAAGGAACAGCAAACCTTTTATGGACTGATCACAATCATCCCGGTTGGTACGCAACGAATAAACGACTTCAAGAAGCTGAAGCAAGATTGGTTCAAATGCTTCGACAAGATGAACTAAACATCCGAAGTCGGGGAATGCTCCATCAATTATTAAACTATGACGGAAGCCGGAAAAAACGAGTAAAAGGTGAAGATGGTACAGTTCATCACTTTGACCGCGCACGTACGGCGGTTATGGCTGCAGATATTCTTTCCCGTAGACACTTTACTCAAGCATCAATTGAAGTAGAATCAGATTACTTGCCGGGACAAGTTACTATCAAGCAGCTTGATAGAGTTAAGTCTCATAAGAGACGAGAAGCACGTTCACCCTTTAGACCAGCCTCCAACATTTGGGATTAAAAATGGCCGAAGATTTATCCGGATCAAAGACAGAGTACGAAAAACGAAAAGCCGAAGTAGCTGCGAGCTTGAAGAAAAAACAAGATGAGCGGGCGAAAGAGATTAAAGCCATGTCGCCCGAAGAACAAAAGGCAGCTTTGGAAAAAGACAAAAAAGCATCAGCAGAAAAGAAAGCAAAAGTTGATGCCATGTTCGGTAAAAAATAAACCCTTAATGGAGAGCGCACTATGCCTTCCAAGCTCTCAAAGCTGATCGATCGGCATCTGAACTACTACAAGCGTTCAGAGAAGAAAGATTTCGACAAAGCACGTCGGTTCTATCGGGGAAATTTCTTTTCCTCTACAGATAGCGACATCTCAGGTATG